GGAGCCATATGCTACAAAAGATAGGTTTTCAACCAGGATTCAATAAACAGATTACAGAAACCACGGCCGAAGGACAATGGGTTGATGGAGATAATGTAAGGTTTAGATATGGTACACCTGAAAAAATAGGTGGTTGGGCACAGTTGGGTGAGTCTAAACTTACAGGAGCTGCAAGAGCTTTACATCATTTAGTTAACAGGTCTGGTAACAAGTTTGCAATCATAGGAACAAACAGAATTTTATACGCTTACACAGGTGGTGTATTTTATGACATTCATCCTATTAAAACTACAACAACATTAACAAATGCATTTAGTACAACGAACGGTTCATCAACGGTCACAATAACATTCAGCACGGACCACGGAGCACAGGAAAACGATATTATTCTTTTAGATAATTTTACAGCTATTACAAACTCTGATTATACGGCTGCAGATTTTGATGATAAAAAATTTATGGTAACATCAGTTCCTACATCTACTACTTTAACTATTACAATGCCATCAGCTGAAACTGGATCAGGAGCAACTTTATCAGGTGGTATTAGAGTTCAACATTATTATCCAGTAGGACCTGCAGAACAATTACCTGGTTTTGGTTGGGGACTTGGTTCATGGGGTGGAACAGTAACAGGTGAAGCAACAACTACTTTAAATGGTGGTATCAATGCGGTTACAACAACTATTGTATTAACAGATGCATCTTTGTTTCCAACTTCAGGTACAAACTTTGTACAGATAGGTTCAGAAGAAATTTCATACACAGGTATATCAGGTAATACTTTAACAGGTGTTACAAGAGGTGTTAGAAACACAACAGCTGCAACACATTCAAATGGTGCAACAGTAACCAACAGTTCAGATTATATTGCATGGGGCGAAGCTGCATCGGGTGACTTAGTTGTTGATCCAGGTCTATGGTCTATTGATAACTTTGGAGATAAAGTAATTGCACTAATTCATAACGCACAAGTATTTGAGTGGGACTCCAATGCAACAGGTGCTGTTAATAATAGAGCAACTATTATTGCAGGTGCACCAACAGCATCACGTGATATGTTAGTATCAACACCTGATAGACACTTAGTATTCTTTGGAACAGAATTAACTATTGGTGATCCAACTACACAAGATGAAATGTTTATAAGATTTTCAAATCAAGAAGACATTAACACATACCAACCAACAGCGGTCAATACAGCAGGTACACAAAGACTTGCAGATGGATCTAAAATTGTAGGTGCAGTTAGAGGTAGAGATGCGATCTATGTTTGGACGGATACGTCTTTATTTACTATGAGATTTATTGGTCAACCATTTACATTTGGTTTCCAACAAGTAGGAACAAACTGCGGATTGATTGGACAGAACGCTGCATTAGAAGTTGATGGAGCCGCATATTGGTTTTCAGAAAATGGTTTTTTTAAATACTCTGGTAATTTAGAGACTATGATTTGTTTAGTAGAAGACTTTGTTTACGATGATTTAAATACAACAGCTAATCAATTAATTAATGTTGGACTGAATAATTTGTTTGGTGAGATTACTTGGTTCTATTGTACAGAAAGTTCAACTGTTATTAATAGATGTGTGACTTACAATTACATGGACTCAACACCACAAAGACCGGTATGGACAACAGGAACTCTAAATCGTGGATCATGGCAAGATTCTTCTGTGTTTGGTTTACCACATGCAACATATTTTAATGCAGATGACAATGCATCATTTGATGTAGTTGGTAATACTGAAGGTAGTACAATATACTTTGAACACGAAAAAGGAACGGATGAAGCATTAGCAGGTTCAGTAAATGTAATTACATCTAACATTGAATCAGGAGACTTTGATATTACACAATCAAGATCATCTACTGGACAACAAACAGGTGTTGCAACATTTAGAGGAGATGGTGAATTTATTATGAAGATTAGAAGATTTATACCTGACTTTTTATCTCAAACAGGGAATACACAAGTAACTTTACAGCTTAGAAACTACCCTAATAGCTCTCAAGCAAGTTCACCTCTTGGTCCATTTACAATAACAAGTTCTACTGAAAAAGTAGATACTCGTGCAAGAGCACGAGCTATATCATTAAAAGTAGCTAATACAGCAGCTAATCAAAGTTGGAAACTAGGTACATTTAGATTAGATACACAACCGGATGGACGTAGATAATGGCTAAAGTAACAGTAGTATTTACAAGACCAGGAAAAGAATATAAACAACAAGATGCTGATTCTTTAGTAAGAGATTTAGACGGATTGATTGAGAAATTAAACTCAACTTTCCAACAAGATTTAAGAGATGAACAATCAAGATTTACTTGGTTCATGAGTAAAAGTAACGGAGCATAATGGCTAATAGATATAAAAATGCAAACTTTGATTTAACTACAACGGATGCTACAGATATTTATACTGTACCATCTGAGTCTAGAGCAATCATACAAAACATACATGTAGCTAATGTTGGAGCAGGAAACACGGAAATAAAAGCTTTTATATATGATACCTCTGCAGGTAGAGCTTATCAATTTGCAGAACACACTGTTAATGCAGGTAATTCTAAGTCCATATCTGATGGTACAATTATATTAGAAGAGAGTGACAAACTACAATTACAATCAGCTTCTGCTGATATATTTGAAGGCACAGTATCAATACTAGAATTTGACAGAACATAGGAGGAAAATGCAAGTCATAAAACCAGAGAAAATAATAGAAAAAATAACTAACCTTAAAACAGGTGAGGAATATAAGGACGATAACGAATGGAAATCTAAAGGTATACCTGAAGAAGACATTCGAAGAGACGTAAAACTTATTATGCCAAGCCTTGATATTTTTGGTAAAACAAAATAGAATAGTAAAATGGCCATAACAAACGCACAACAATATCAACAACTCGTAAACAAACCGGCAGGTAATAAAAGACCAGGTTATGCTGGCGCTGATTTAGGTGCTAATAAAGGTTATCAAGGTGGAGGTAGAGATAAAAAAGGTAGTGTTAAAGGTGCTGCTCCTGGAGCAGCTACTGTGGGACCTGTTGAAAGAGGCGGTGGAGATAAATCCAAAAAACCACCAAGTGTAATTAGTTCACCACCTAAAAAACCTAAAGTTACAACAAAAACTAAAGATAAAAATACACGTACTAGAAAAATAAGTAATTTTTTAAAGTCTATTTATGATAGTAGAAAAAAAGGAATATATAATATTGTTCCTAACGATCCAGAATTAGAATTTCGTTTTATAGATCAACTTAGTGAGGAGGACTATGATGATTTACCAGAATCGTTAAAAGAAAAATTTGAAAAAACTCAAACAGCTCCTGCAATAAAAAGTGGAAAAACATATAAAGATTTTGATAAATTATCTTATGAAGATTATAGTGTTTTAGCTAATAACCCTGATTTTAAACAATATGCTTTTGACCGAGGTTTACCTGGACTATCTGTTGCAGGAGACATGAGTCAAGTTGGTAATAGATTTGTTAAAAAAGATCCTATTACTGGAGAGACTCTTAGAGATCAATATGGACAAACTCTTTATGGATATGACCCTGTAAGAGAAGGTGGTGGAAGAGATAATTTTATATTACCAGTTTCACAACCTGTTGCAAGCATCCCGGAACCAACAGGATATGTAAACCCTTTATCTTTACTAACACCAAGAATTGCAGGAACAAGATTTTTAGGAACTGAATTTGAAGATGAAGAGGATACTGAGTCTGCAGCTAATGGTGGACGAATAGGTGCGATGGGTGGTGGTATCATGAACACTGATGTTATGGGTGGTTTAGCTGATGGTGGCATGGATGAATCAGGAAGACAAATGTATTTTTTAGGTAAGCTAGTTAAGAAAGCAAAAAGAGCTGTTAAAAAAATTACAAAATCACCGTTTGGTAAAGCTGCACTATTATATGGTTTAGGTGCTATGGGTGGATCTTATGGTTCAACAGGAAAATTTTTTAGTAAAGGTATGTTTAGCCCAGGTAATATTGGAAGAGGTTTATTTGGAAATGCTCTTCAACCAAACAATCCAGCCTATGCCGAAGGTATTTTATCTAAATTAGGCTTAACAAAAGGTGGTGGATCACTTATGCCGACATTTAAAGGTGGTATAACTCTTGCAACTGCGCTGCCATTTTTATTAGGAGGAGAAGATGATGATGATGATAAATTTGATATTGATGCATATTATGCAGCAAATAGATTAAACTCTAATGCTCCATTAAACAGAAGAATACTAGGAACTGAGTTTTACGCAGCAGAAGGTGGTATGCCTAGTAAAGAACCAGTAGCTAAGAAGACAATGCCATTATTAGATATGGATGGTCAAGAAATGGATTTAAGAGCTGAAGGTGGGTTTGTACCTATCGGTCGAATGGAAAGA